GCCCTCATCCTTGGCTTTCTTGTCCATTGCATCTTTTTTGTCATTCGGCATGTGAAGCCCCTTACTATCAAGTGTGAATTTAAAGTGATCCAGCACCGCTACATCTGGGCCGGCTCGACCCTCTTCAACGCTAGCGAGGTGATTACCACGGATTTCGCGTTGGATAGCATCGTAACGCACTCCATTATACTCACCAGACTTAATCTCGTACAAGCACCGATAACCAATCGATAACTCTTTTTTGCCCTCGTCAATCTGTTTCGCCAGTTTTTCCGAATAAACTTTAAGGTTCGCACGAAGGTAGCCGTCCTCGAAATAAACGTCCTCGCCAATCACGCCTTGAATGCCTTTTACCTCTGGAGGCGTGAGGCCGTCCGCTTCGGCGCCAAGCATAGCGTGTTCATCTACCCACGGTGTTAGACGGAACGATTTAATCGTTTCTGGATCGGACAGCTCTTCGGCTGGGCGGTACACCATATAAACCGCTTCCGGATTGAGGTCTTTACTTATCTGCCACCCGCGATACGGGAACACCCCCACCTTTGAGATTGGATTCCCCTTAATCTCTGGCCAGCCGTTAATATCGTACTCGCGCTGAGACGGCGTTAACTCACCGTCGCTGGTTTTCTTAGCGTTCGCGTAAGCAATAGCAGTGGCTTGCTTGGCAGGCTTACCTTCTTCAATCAGCGTTTTGATATTCGCTGCAATAACTTTCTGGCTTGCACCTTCTAGTAAAGGCATCTCTCACCTCATTTAATCGCTAATGTTGATAGCCAGCTATAAATTTATAGAACGCCCTAAACTGCTATCAATCTCATTTAATCGCTATCGTCAAATTCTATCACAGGCACCATCGTACACCGACAGTTTATCGCCTGACCCGGGATACCGCGTACCGGCGACTCGTACCCACGCGCGACCTGCTCTTGGTTTATGACCGGCAGGTTGTCGAAGCTGTAAATGTTACCGCTCATTGCAATATGGCTTTGACGCGGCTGGGCGCCACCCCCGCTATGCACCCACTCAAACCGCTTCACGCCGATGGCCTGCATGCGTTGCTTGTTGAGAGAGTTATACGCCTTGCGTGTCTGGTCCAATGCTATATTACGAGCGCGACGTTTGGTAACGCCTCCGTGTTTTTCGATAGCCGGAATTAACTCGTTTATACCTTCACCAAACGTAATCGATCGCATGACTGAGCCAGTAACATTTTTTAAGTACTGCTCTGGGATGGAGGTTATTAGATTGACGTTCTGTTCGATCAGGGCGTTTGAAACCTGCTTCATGCCTTCGTAGAGTATACTCGTGTTTAGCGACAGGCCGCCGCTCAGCTGCTTGAGACTTGCGTGCAGACTGGACTGGCTTGTCTTAATCGTGCCCTCCACCATTTTCTCGGCAATCGGTTTTGCTTTTTTGCCGAAGAGCTGGTCGAAGCGGTCCTTGAGCTTATTCATGAGGATGCGAGCCTGACTTGAGATACTAGCGTCCATCGCTGCCGCCTCTTTCTGCTGCGCAAAATAATCGTCTGCGATATCGCCGTTCATGAACTTGGTAACCACGGCTTTCGTTTCAACCGTCATTTGCTTGACGAGGCGCTCTAGCTCGCGGCGGTACTTTTCCTGCAGTGCGGCGTTATATGCTAGCCGTTTCCCCCGCATGACATTATCGCGCTTGGCCATCTTACGCTCCAAGTATCTCGTTCACGTCGACGTCTTCCTCTTCGGTGTTGACTTCCTTATCTTCTTCAATAAGGCCCGCGTATCCCGACTCTGGGTCGGACACGATACGCTTGCGCTCGTCCTCACCATCGATGGCGCCAGATTGAATCAGGGCGTTACCTGTTTCAGCTTTGGCCTTGTTGACCTCGGCCATCTCTTTAGCGGTCATCGCGTCAAGTGAGTTCCACGAAACCGTGGTCTCGAACGGCTTAATGCCGTATTTGGGGCAAATGACGGAGCGCTGCAGCAGCAAGTGATGACGGTCGATAAGAGGCGTGAGTCCGTGAGTTTGGATACTTTCTAAATGCTCGTGGTATACCGCCTCGTCGTACTCGCCCGTCGCGTTGAAACCTTTGGGGGTGGTGCCCAGAATCTTCGTGGCTGGCATGTTGGCGATAGCCGCAACTAGCTGGTACTGGGTCATTATCATAGCGTCGAAGTCGGTCAGGCTGGTATCGAACTGCTGCATTTGCTCATCCAGACCTAACGCTTTAATACCATAGTTGTCTCGGTTATAAACCCACTGCGCGATACGACCAACGAAGTCTTGCTGGTTAGCGGTAGCGGCCTCGATATCCACGTTAATCACGTCGGTGCGTTTGGTCAGTGCGAGCATGGGTGCCTCATTGGCTGTACGCTCGGAAGCGTAGACTCGCTCATATATTTTCTGCGGGATAGACGGACCACCATAGTAATAGGCCGGCTTCAGGATATCCGCTACCTCTTCCGTGCGGAACCGAATGATGTGGCTCTTATGAACCAGCTTACTGCCAATCTTCCACCAAGTCGGTTCATAGAAGTCCTTGGACGTTGGATCCGAGGCCGAGCGCGTATCAAGTTGAGGGGCGCACCAGTACGGGTCAATCTGAGAAATTCCTTTATAGCTTCCCGGTCGCACTCCATCCGGGTTAAACGGCTTGGAGTAGTATTCTGGGTCGTTCGATTCGACTTCGAACATGGCTAAACGAATGCCGAACTGGCGACCCATTTGAACGAACTCGATCAAGTTTTTATTCAGCTCAAACTCGGCATCTAGCCGGCGCATATCGTCTAAAACCTCGGCTGATACTTCGGTGCCGTCGTTAACGGTTATTTCGAAGCCGTTACGCGTGGCGTCCTCTGCAGGCACTAAGCAGGCTTTAGCCACCGCCCAGTTCTGAGCCAGTAGCGCACAGTTTTGATAGCCAATAAAACCTTGGGACGCATACCACAATATCTGCGATTCGGGGATAGTGTTTCCTGAGCTGTAATTCAGCTTCGGAACGGTAAACGCCCCGGAGTCCATTGCCGTGCCCGGGATATGTTGCTGCAGCGGACTTAGGGCTTTTTTGAATGTAGCGTCGAGCGCTTTAGCAATCTCTAGCTTGCGTGATTTGACAGGTGGTAAGAAATCGGTGCTAAACATACCGCGTCTTGCAGCGACTTCCGGAACCTTGTCTTCTTCCGGTTTGGACCGGAACATATTAAGCAGTTTTGTTATCACTGAAAAATCCTTTTGCTCGTCTCTTCTCGGGGGCAAAGACTATCATAACCGCATCGGCAAGATTAGGCGACTTCGAACCGTCGGGAGTCTTCTGTACGATTAGCTTGCCCGCGTTCCCTTCATCATATATCGGCTGTGACAGTTCTGTAATTAACTGGTTAAGGTTTGGGAGCGAACTTGACAACGAGATAATATCATCCGGGTGTACCTCGCGGCCCTCGACTACAGCTCGATGGGTAAGTTCGAATCTCCGCCTGAGCGCCCACCAAGATTGGGCTTTGTAATTCTTGAAGAAATCTTCGTTAGTTCTTCCTTTATCGCGGCTTCGTGGTTCGTTTTGCAACCGGAACGGATCGCCGTCAGGATTGACGACCCCGCCGGACCCGTGAAAAGGGTGGAACGTGATCGGCGGGAGTTTCTTTTCCTGCCTCGCTTTGTTAAGAATCCGGGCATCCCCGCGCACGCCCGCGCCCAAGCCATCCGCGTCGTAATCCACCAGATCATAATCCAACACGTCGCATACGCCCATCGCCTTCTCAACCGACCAATAAATGTCACGCCCACCTCCTGACCACTGTTGTAAATACTCAACTAAAATCCCATAACGTCCGGCAAGAGCGTTTTTATCTGTTCCCTTGTCGGCAATATCCATTCCCATTTTACGCATACCTTTCGGCTCGATTTTTAGCTTCACATGCGCGTCAACTGCAGCACGGACCCAAGCAGAAGGTATAATCACCCCCTCCATCGATGCGGCGTAATCGAGGTCAATTTCCTGCGCGATGACCACAGGGTTGTCGATATCGTGGCATTTTTTCTGGTACCAGTCGTCGTCTTTACGCGGGTCGTCTCGCCAATGAAACGTGAACACCGATACCTTGCCGCCGAACCTCTTACGCGCGAACGGGTTGTTCATACCGTGCGGCGTGGAGATATCCTGCCTGCAGTTTGTCGTTTGTGATAGCGACGCCTCGACTAGCTCGGCCCTTGGCAGCCACGCGCTTTCATCCACCACGTAGAAGCTAGCCCTGTCACCACGGCCAATATTGTCGCCGGCCTCACCCGTGATAATCGAGCCGCTCTCGGGAAACTGGATCTTCATGAATGTACCGTGCTGACGCTCGTCCCAAGCACCACGAAATTCGCGGGGTAAGAATCTTAAAAATTGTCGAGCTTTATAAAGCAGCGACTTAGGATCACCTCGCTTATCCACGTACTCTTCCTTACGCGAGCCGAATCCGGCCACTACGCCATCGTGGAATAAACACAACGTAACGGCCAGCCCAACCGTTAACCAGCTCATCCCCATCTCACGAGACTTCTCGGTTAAACCGGGCGTTTGTGACTGCCAGCGCTCAAGAAACCATTTGACCCACTCTTCTTGTTTGGGGAACAGGAGAAAAGGGATTAACGCTGGCAGCCCACGCTCAACGTTCCGCGGGTCGGCTGTAATTCCCCAGTCAATAATGAACTGCGCCGGGTTTTCACGGTAATAACGTTTGAGCGCTTTGAGTACGCCTGAATCGGACCGAATCTCTTTGAGCCTTTTTTGGCGCCACTTAAAAACCCGGGAGTAATCCGGGTTTTTAAAGTCGAACTCAAAAGGGATTGGCATTAAGCAGCCTCTGAGTCTTCATTCAGCTGTTTGGTTAGTTCTAGAACAGTATTCTTAAGTTTGACAATTTCCTGCTCAAACGCATTGCTTACCCGCTTCATCCTTTCAAGATTACCTTTGAGCTTCATGATTTCCTGCTGGTTAGCAATATCATTTTGCTGCGCCAGTATCAGGCCTGCTGCGTTTTCAATATTAGCTTGTATCAGTTGGGTCACCGCTGCGTCTCTAGCTTGGACATTCGCTTGCAGCGTTTGTATCTGCTGACGCATAGACTTCATAAACGGTTCCGATTGCTTGTTATTTCCATTAGCTTCGCTCATTCTATAACTCCATTATGAAAAAAGTGTGAGAATACGATCATGGACGCTATGATACATCTTGTCAGATTCCTACGCCACACTGCCACATTCCTTTTCATACTTCTGCCTCTGATGATAGCGGGATGGATTCTATTGCTAATCACGCTGCCATATATCCGCGCCGAGCAACGCTTCCTGCCGAGATGGCTACGCTGGTTCGATAACGCGGACCAATACGTGGGGCGCGACACAAGCGTTTATTACATGATCTGCGACTCGGGATGGTGGAACCGTTACACGTGGCTGGCATGGCGCAACCCGATTAATTATTTCCATTACGTCTACATGGGGCTTAAGTGGAAAGGCGGAGAGGCTTACTTGGACTACGATCCTGCAGGGGAAAGTGTGGGAGATAGTAGCAGCGACCACCCGGGTTTCCGTCATATCGAGGTGCGTCAAAACGGCTTGCATTATTTCGAGTATTACTGGATCTATCGCTACCCGTTCAAACGCGACGTATGCTTCCGCTATCGTCTGGGCTGGAAAATATCCGACACAAAAAACCCACCGGGAACTATCAGCCAGTGGGTGTTCGTCATATCGCCTTGGAAAAAGTACAGCGGACGTTAAGTCGATTGATAAACGAACCTGCCGTTAAATGTTCGACTTCCGGAAGCTGTCCAGCCGCTAACCTGTGAGTTCGTTCCGAGATATAGCGTTGCGGTCGTACCTGTAATACTTGCAGAACAAATATTGTTAACGCTGTTGTCCGTACAGAAATGAAAACCCTGCCAAACCCCGTCAGCTAACGTAAAAGGCAAACCGGTTACAGTAAAGCCGTTAGCATTTGCCGTTCCACTTATCGTTAAGTAAACAATAACCGTTTTGCCGATTTTTTTATACTTACCAATCAACGCCGAGGTCGAAGCGAAGCCGGTCACACCCGGGGTAAACGACGTCCAATCGTCGCTGTCCACGCTGTCTAAAACAGGATAACCGCTCGACGCGGATTTCCACGTAACGGTCTGATTTACCGCGATAGACGCTGGCGCAATCACACGGATATAGTTCGCGCCGTTCGTATCGTTCTCGAAATAATCGGTAAACGCGGCGGTGCTACTCGTACCGAAAAACCGATAGCCGCCTGTCCCTTTCGATTGTAACCCTAAATGTATGTTAGCGTCCGAACCGTTAACGTTGAGAACCGGAGCGTTACCGGTAGAGTTATTAATCAGCGTTAGGTAATTGACCGCGCTCGCCGTCGAACCCCACGAAAACGCAATGTTGCCGTTCGCGTCGCGCATGATGCCGCCCGTTGCGCCTGTGCCGCCTTGCGACGCAGGAACCGGGATGTTGATGCCCTTAGTAAATCCTTGGCTCATAACAGTTTCTCCGCTTCAAGCTGGTCTAAATACTCCGAGAATTTTAAAGACGCATCAGCGGCCTTTGCTATTCGATACGCAGCTTTAATAGATAGGTCGTCTTTACATTGACCGTCCCTTATTTTTTTGCGTCTTTTCTCAACGTCCGCTTCCACTTTTTTTAAGGATAGCTCGTCTAACGACTCCTGTGGGGGGCACCCCGCGCTGTTACTCGCGTGCCAGTCTACTAAATACCCATCGCGTTCAACCGGCTCAGACTCGCCCATGTACGACTCAAGGTCTTTTTCCCACACGCTAAACATAGCATCCGGAACTAAAAATACTATTTTATTAATCAACGTCTGCATTAAGGGGTTATCTCCGTAATCGTTAGAACTGAACGCAACGCGCCACCATATATCTGACCGCCACTTTGACCATTTACTGTTACGGTTCCAACTCCACTTGCGCCAACTCTAACTTTAAAAGTTGTCGAAGATGTTGTGCCAGCAGCAACTACATATTGAAAGCCCGGATTTGCTCCACCATTGGCTGTAGTTGAATAATCATAACCAGCAGCAATACAGTTAGCGTTACTATCTTGGAATAGACATGCAGACAAATAACCAGAACCAGCTGTATACGAGAGATTGGTGTTACAAGTGATTACCAAAATATTGCTAGCATTCTTTGGCGTAATAGAAAGCGTACCAATTTCAAAGCCTTCTGTATTCTGCGGTACAGTGTTATCAAAAGGAATTGTTGTTGTGCCTGATGTGGTTGCAAGTTCTACGCTCTTACGTTGTATTACAGGGTTTGTTGATGTTAAGCCAGTACCACCCTGAGAAATTCCTAATGGAAATTCTATCAACTCACCGTAGGTGTTGAGTTGGTAGTATTCGGTAACAATAATAATGCCCGCAGCACCTGCACCCCCTGCATAACCGGATGTACCAGCAGTACCCGCCGCGCCACCTGCGCCAACACTATAAGAATAAGTGGACGCTGGATTTGTGATAATTCCTCTAGCATAGCCACCCGCACCACCACCCGCACCACCAACGATATTCGCAGTATTGATTGTGCCGCCACCTGAGCCACCACCGCCAGTGTTAGCAGCAGCCGATTGACCTGTGCCGCCACCAATTGCACCACCTTTTGCGCCGCCACCAAAAACACTGTTGCCACCTGTGCCGCCATTTGTCTGATTAGCGCCAGTGATGGATGTTTCAAGCTGCATGGATGCGCCACCGCCACCACCTGCTAAATTATAGTCGCCACCGGAAGCCCCACCCCCAGAACCTGGAGTAAAGAAACTAGCAGCCGAACCACCATTTGCAGTTAGTGTTGAAAATGTAGTATTTCCACCAGTTCCGGGAGCACTCCCTGCTACAGAGCCAGAACCAGCGCCACCTCCACCACCTCCCACTAACTGCACATCAATGTAGAGCACACCAGCGGGCTTTGTATATGTGCCGCTACCGGATGTAAAAATCTGCCGCGTTGGCGCTGTATAGCCTGTATAAATTGGAGCTTGTTTTACGAATCCTTGGCTCATTACACATCCCTCTCATTACCGTACAAGTTGAAGGATAGCGTCGCGTCTGCCGCGTACACCCGCACCTTGTCGGTTGCTTGTAGGGTCATGCCAATCGTGGCAATGAACGTATCGTTTCCGGCAATTTCCAAGTCGTAATAAATATACTGCTCGTCGCTATCAGCCGCACCCGCTATTGCCACTGATATACGGAAGCTGGTCGCGGTTGAGCTTCGATTGCATACGACTATTGAGCTACTGACAGCCTCGTGACTCGCCGGTACGGTGTATAAATCCGTGAGCGTCGTGGCTAACGGATTGGACTGTCCTAATACTTTGTAATTATCTGGCATGTTTTCTTACGCTCCCATCAGCATTAGCGTTGAGCTGGCCGAGCCGCTCGACGTGTTAAAATTGCTCACCACGCTCCACTCGGTCGAGGTCTTCATAATCTCATAAGACTCGCCGGGTTGTAAGGTCAAAGACGCGGCCCCATCAATAAACTCGCCGGCCTTTGGCGTAAACGTACAAGGCGAGGCGGACTGGTTCTTCAGGTAAAATACAAAACCGTTCTCAAAAGCTGCAAGCCCTACGTCGGCATCGAGGTCGAACGGGCCAGCCGTAAAGACAAACGCCTCGTTTGCATCTGCTGCAGCAAGGGATAGGTCCCCGACGATTTCCGTATAGTTGACGTTGAACCGTACCTCGTCGAGCGTAGCCGTACCGCCGGTGATAGCCACAAGGCTTGCCGCCTGCAGCGCCATATTGCCGAGGCCCAAAGCGGTGCGGGCCGCCGACACGCTGGTCAGGTCGGAGAGGTTGTTGGCTTTGAGTAACGCGCCGGTGTTGGTTAGGCGTTGGAAGGTAATCGGATCGGTGCCGATCGTGTTTACCTCTGCGGTTAGCTGCCAGAAAGAGCCAAACAGCGTGTCACCCAATACAACTGTTAAAACATCGCCGAACGTAATCTCAGACGGCTGGTCGTAGTCAGCGGCGCGGGTAAAGACAGTCGGATTGCTACCGTCGCCTTGCGCAATATCGTACACACCGTTATGCGCCGGATTGCTATTCTCAAACGCGATGAATAGACGTTTGCCGTCGGTATCCACGGGGTCGAGGCCATCAATCGTCGTGGCGCCGTTAGCCGGAGCTGTTAAGGTACTGCCCACGCCTGCGGTGCCGTTGTCATATGTCCAAGTGCTAAACGCGTCAATCGTTGGCTCGGCTACATAACACGCAGGCGTTTCATTCTGAACCGCTGCTTGCAGCTGCTGTAGCGTTACTGGCGCCAACTGCGCTGCAGCATTGCCTGCGAGCAAAATACCTAACGGCAACGTACCGCTTATCGATGGCTGTCCGCTTCCGTCGGTAACCAGCACGCCGTTGTTCGCGGTTGGCAGCACTTCCATCGTCGTTGCGTTCGAGAAAATAAGGCCGCCGTCCACTGGCGTGAGGCTCGCCCCTGAGCCGCCTTGAGCCATTGTTATGGGAAAGGTTACGGAACCACCCCCGTAGCGTATTTTGAAAATGTTTAGAAACTTTACAAACTCACCCGGATTTATCATGGCTGTTCCACCCATTGTGAAATGTTAGTGATGTTCGTTCCGTCGTTGGTAAACGTTTGAACGTATGTGACGCCTTGATACTCTACGGTGATGGTCTCTACAAAATCGCCGTCGTAGGTGAAATCCATTTCAAGGTTATTAAGTGGGATGGGGGTGCCGTTTGGGGTTGTAATTACCGTTTCGCTCATTTTAGCTCCCTAGCATAATTTTCTGGTATATTTTGGCCGCTTCCCTTGGGTCGTCCGAACTCTCATCCAAGTCTAGACCGCCATCTTCACCCGGACCGGATATACCGATCGTTTGATGCTCCGCAAACCTAGCCTGCGTTTTGAGATAGAATATTATGGCACTTAAGTTACCTTTTTTCACGAGTTCTATTAGCTTCCCTGCCACCATCGCTATAGTTCGTGACTTCCCTCGCTTAACCGCTTCGGCTAGCTCGGGGTGGTTCTTGACCAAATTGTACCAGTACGAATGACTGACGCCATAGTAGTAATGTATCATCTGCTGCGTCAAACCACGACCCGATAAAACCTCCACCTCGTCAAGCAGCTGTTGCGTAACAATCAAGAGAGGCTTTGGGCCTCTCTTTGCGGGTTTTTTTGTTTTTGCTTTAGCCTTAGCTTTCGCTTTCACCATTGAACACCTCTCCTGTTCTTTCTAATACTGCACGTTGACCGCTAAAATCCTGCCAGCGTTTTACTATTACGTCACAATATTTCGGGTCTAGCTCCATTGTGGCACACTTACGCCCGCGCTTTTCACGCGCTATTAGCGTCGAACCGGAACCGCCGAATAGGTCCAGAATGAGGTTGTTAGGCTTGGACGAGTTCTCGAGTGCTATTTCGATTAGGGCGATCGGTTTCATCGTAGGGTGCAGCTTGTTTGCGGCGGGCTTGTCGACCTCCCAGAGCGTGGACTGGGTTTTATCGCCGTACCAGTTATCTTTCTGGTTTAGCTTATGGACATAGAAGATCGATTCGTGCTGGAACTTGTAACGGCCGAACCCCCATGCATGCGTATTCTTTGCCCAGATGATTTGGCAACGCACCTCGAAACCGCAATCCTCCAGAGCGTCCTGAAATTCGCGCTGGTAGACCGATCCATGACAGACGTACATGGAGGCCTCGTCTTTGGTGAAAACCGCGTAATTCGCAAATGTGTCGGCCAGAAGCTCTTTAAACTGCTGAATCTTAAGCTTATCCTTGGTGTATCCCTCATAATCGACGTTATATGGCGGGTCGGTAAAAACGAGGTCAGCCTTTTGCTCTGCCATCAATTTGCTCACCGCATTGAAGTCGGTGGCGTCGCCGCACATCAAACGGTGCGAGCCTAGTAACCACAGATCGCCGGGTCGAGTGATGGGTTCCGGTCCGGCCTCGGGCACGCTGTCCTCGTCGACCAACCCGGCCTGTATCTCCTCGGGGTTTAGGATGTCCTGCAGCTCGTCCTCGCGAAAGCCGGTCAGCTTCATATCGAAGCCGTCCTCGTTTAGCTCTTTCAGCTCATCACGCAGTTTGGTTTTTTCCCAGCTAGCGTTTTGGGCAATCTTGTTCGCCGCTTCAACACGGGCGTGTCCGGAGATAATCACAAGGTCAGGCCCCACCTCTACAGGGTCGTTAAACCCGTAGGCCTTAATAGAGTCTACAATTTCGGCCAGCTGCTCCTCGTCGTGCGCTCTAGCGTTCCCTTCAAAATCTTTTAACTGCGATACAGCCCGTTCTATTATTTGCATTTGTATCCTTCTCCCTTCGCGTAAAAACCACATACAACGGAGCGCAAAAACTTACAACCCCATAGCCCCGCACATACACCACATAAAGGTAAAAGTCCGGGGTAGACCCCTATTCCTTTATTTATTATATACTTATACTTTAATAATATTAAATATATATATAAAATACCCCACTACCCCGCAGAATGATATTGCTGGGACGGAAACGCCATAATATAATACGCTCCATCTTAGCACTAGCAATTTACAGGTGTGGAATGGCGGTTTTTTCCCGGATTTCGGGTAAGACCAAGTTTTCTTTAGTGCAATCAACTAATTAGGCTTACCCCGCGATTCTACCCCACAGCGGGAGGTATGTGGCAAAATGTCGAAAAAACCGAATAAGTCTTTTTGCGAACGGAGACGAGCAGCAATGGAGCAAGGGCTGGTTAAGTACCAACCTTTGCATAAATGCACATACGGACACCGCTCATTACGCTACACAAAAAGCGGCGCGTGCATAGCGTGCAACAGGCTCCGTCCTACTCGTGACAAGGCTGCAGACCGTCGCTTGCAAAGACGCAAGCGGGCCGAGGCGATACGCAACGGCCAGAGTTATTACTATACAGGCGTGCCGTGCAAGAACGGTCATCGAACGCCGCGTAACGTATCGAACCATAGCTGTCAGGGCTGTGAGCGTGACCGTGCGCGTATCAGGAGACGCGGGAATGCGCTGGAGCGTTTTGTTGCATATGTACATGCTGAGGATATCCCGGTGCTGCAGGAGCTAGTCGACGCATTGAATATGGCGCGAAAACTGGTTGACTAGCCGATGGCGCGTGCTATTATTGCCGGCAAGGACAACAAGGGACACTGCCATGAACCAACCACACCGACTGGCACGCGATATTCGTTTCGAGGGATTTGCGGACGCTATTCACAGGGCTCGCCGAGCACTTGCCATTTTAACCGAGAACCTCGGTCGTAATCCCACCCCCGAACAAATGGACGCGATGTTAAAACGACTGCTTCAGGGAGAGGCTCGTGATGATACCCAAGGAAATGATAATCGGTGACGGTGAGAACCGTATTGAGGTAATGCTGATGGCCTCAGGAAAGGTGTCAATCATCAGTAACGGCGGCGAGGTGCAGTGCACCCCCGAGGAGCTAAGGGATGCTATCCACGCTGCATTGTGCAAACTATTTGAGGAGAAATATTAATGACCGTATTTGTTATGACGCTTTGGTCGGCGCTGTTCGGCGCCATCGCGGGGAACTCGTTCTATATCGTCTGGCTACTCTGCCGCGTATGGGATACCGAGCGCACCAACCACTCGGTGCTGACCCGCTACCTTGAACACCAGCGGTACTTGAGCGCCATTGAACGCGAGGAGGTGAACCGTGCCAATCAGTAACGAGGAGTTGCAGCATTATAACGACCAGCTAGACGCTATCATCCGAATTATGACTAAGAAGGTAGTTTTTAAACTTCCCGAATTTCAGTCGTTACCAAATCAGGACCTTGCTGCTTTTGAGGCCGGCGTTACATGGATAGGCAAGCAATATACTGATGATAACGACCTTCGAAGTTGTCGTCCTATGGAGGAGGCGCTCACACGCGGGCTTTTAAACTCCGAAGCTACCGCGTTCACCGCTGGCGCATGCTGGCTTATCGAAAATTTGGAGGCGCACTATGGAAAATAACACCAAGCCTACCCGGGCGGTCGTCGCACTGATGGATAGGGTAACGCGCATGGCTAAAGAGGCCGGCGTGAATATCACCTTGTCTACATGCGAGCTATTTGCAGCGACCGCTGGCGACGAGGCCACGCGGCGCAATCTACCACCTGAGCAGCATCGTGGGTTCCGTGAGGGTGCGGAGTGGTTGTTTCGTATTATGGAGCGACAACGCGCGAAATTGATTGACCCGTTTGGCGGTGAGATGGGTCTAGAGCAGATATTATTTCCTGAGGATAAGGAGCCGACCGATGAACGAGCTTAGACGATTTTTAGTTTGCGCACCGGGTCACTATTACTCACGGGGTAGTCGGTGCCCCGCCGAGCGGTTTTGCGCGTATGCGGAAAACCTGCTCAAGCTGCACGAGACATTAGATGCCGAGAAGCACTACGAGGTACTGGGGTCCGAGCCGGTTTTTTGCGACAACTGCATGGCCCATATAACGGGGTTAAACGGACTCGCAACTGCGGGAACCGAGTATCTATTCGGCTATGACACCCTGTGTGTACCCTGCGCAAGCGAGGCACAGGCCGATGAGTAATTTTATGGTAGTCAAGCCGACTCAGGAGTTCGACATCCTGTTTTGCAGCCGTTGCGGTCTGAAACTAACCGCCCACAACAACACGCTTGATGAAAAGTACCGCGCGTGGGCGCCGATGTGCGGTCGCTGCTTGACGTTTTACGAGGAGTGCGTGGCGCTCGTTCGCAAGGTGGCTGAGAGCTGCCACGGGGAGCTGATGCGTCGTACTGATAAGGCACGCGAGATACTCGCAGGTGAATACGGCTCGGACCCGTTTCAACGTAACAACACTGGACTCGCATCGAAGGGGGAGAAACCGGATGAGTGATTTGGCACAGCTTGAGCTATTGGGACTGGGGTGGTTGTTAGTAGCGTCCCAGCATAAATGCAACACCGCTATAAGTTGTCTGTTTACCTGCGTGGGCGCTCTTCACATGGCATTGGCTTTATTACTGGTGCTGAACTGATGTGCCATTGTACTCCAACTAAAAGAACACCGGTCTGCGAAAAATGTCCGCCGGATGTTCGCGCAAAGTGGGACTCGCGTCCTCTAGCGGAATGCAAACGCTGCGGGCGAACATACTTGCAGCCCCGGAGAAAACTACATGCGCATGGTGGCGCTGCTTAAAAGCATGGCTGACATTCCCTGCATCCACGGAGTGGGGATGTGCGGGTATTGCTGTGCTAGGAACTTATTGAGGGAGATAGGAGAAAATGAATAAACGCGCACTGGCGAAGTCACTGTTTTGGAACGCGATGGTAATGGGAGGAGCCGCCGGATGGGTTGGGCTTATGGTTACATTTCCCAAGTTTACGATGATAACCACGAGTTTGGTCTGCTTCTGTTTTGTGGTGAAGCTTGGCTATGACTACTTTAATGCATAGGGGCAGAGGAGTGATGCGGGTCGTTAAGTGGCTGAAATGCAAACTCGGTTTTCACAACTGGAAACAGCACCCGATGCCGGAACGGACCCTGCGTAACTTGGCGCTCTTCCTTGAGATTGAGTACGAGGGGCTGCGGCAAATACGCTCGGCCCAGTATATGTTCCGTTGCACGCGCTGTCCAAAGACGCGCTGGAGTAATCGAATGGAACGAGCATTCAGAGGCAAAATTATTCAGGAGATGGGCTTATGAAAGACCGCATAGTCATGAGTATTAAACAGACCTGCGGGTTGTGCCCGTCTCAGTGGGAGTTTGTAACGGCTAGCCACAAGGTGGGTCTTGTTCATTATCGAAGAGGCGTGTTAAGCGTAGACCTTGCGGGTGCCGTACTCCTGTCTTTTAAACTGGCCGGTGACTACGATGGCGACCTCAGCACGCGGCAGATGTTTGCGGTGCTTTCGCTTTTAGAATTTGATACGTCTATCGCCAAACTGACTTAAGAGGACTGATGAAATGATATGGCGTCTCGTCACCGTGCTATTCGCACTTACGCTGGTCGGCTTGGTTAACGGCTGGCTGAACCAGTCGGACCATATATACATCCGGGCATTATGGATGGGGTTTACTACAGGCACACTGATTGCGTCTTTAGCATCCGATTGGGTTTTTAGAAAAGGGAGGTAATAAGTGAATAACTGTAGCTGTATGTGTCACACGCAACACGGAATTAAGTTTGCGAAGGTAGGCAATGACGGACGCTCGGCCGAACCGTGCTGCAGCTGTCCTGCGGGAGACCCGGTACATCATCTGGCGCACTATAACTGTGGCAAGGCTCGCTGCCAGATATGCCATCGGCGCATCGAAACGATAGATATTACTGAGCACATGGACTTCCTTGACGGGAACGTCGTGAAGTATGTCTGGCGCTATAAACACAAAAACGGTTTAGAGGACCTGCGCAAGGCGCGTTGGTATCTGGACCGACTAATTAACAAGCTGGAGAAGGAGCAGGAGCTGCTGCCGGACCCAAGGCTAGCCGACGAGGATACTGAGTGCTAATGACGACATATTATTTTACGTTCGGGCAGGACCACGTCCATCCGGGGACCGGCGAGGCGATGAAGGACTACTGGATAGAGGTAGTAGCGTCGGACGCTAATACCGCACGAGAGTTTTTTGTTAAACAGTTCGGTTTGAAGTGGTCGCACCAGTACACCGCCGACCAATTCGAGCCGTCGTTTTTTCCCAAGGGCTGTTATGACCAGCTCAGTACACAAGTAGGAGGTATGTCATGAATTTTAGTGAGGCGTTAGATTATATAAAAATGGGTCTTCGCATGACCCGTGTCGAATGGGATAACTGCGAGAAATTTGTTTATTTGGTACACGGCTCAAAGTTTGAGGTGAACCGCGAACCTTTAAACGCGATGTTCGAAATGGGCAAGGCTATCGAATACCGCCCCCACCTTGACCTATGCGACCACGATGGTAGCTGTGGCATGTGGACGCCGAGTAACGAGGATTTACTTGCAAGCGACTGGGCCGAAGTTGGCAGCCTGCCTGTAGACGCTACACCGCGAAGTATCCCGGAGGGTCGCAATGAGTAGTTTTAATATATAATGGCAGAGCGCTAGCGGGACCACGCGGGTCCGAAGGGGAGTCTCCTCTCCCTGCACACGGGCGGAACCAGCCGCCCTAGCGCTGAGAATTCACACTGCACCTCCGGTTGGCTATGCAAGGCCAAGTATCTCCTTATCCGGGCGAGTGGGGGTGCGGGTTACAGGAGACGGGCATGGCACTTAAGTACAAAATAACAAAGCGGTTTGCACCCAATAATGATGAACCCGTTTTCCGCACATATACAAAACGAGACTGTTGGTACCGTTTCCTGCTTCCTTGGCGGGAAATCGGCTCCGCCTCAAGCCGCATCTTGGCTGAGTCCCTCATCGACCAGCACTGCAAGGTCTATCCCCATAAGGCGTACAGGCTAAACGAAACGTGGATTTATTATCGTTGACTCATATACCTCAGTGACGGTATACTGACTCCGTAGTATTATTTTTAAACAATTGGAGTTAGATATGACAAACGATGAAATTGTAAATAAGACCCTGCGGCTGGTTGACGATATAACCGTACATACCCTGCGCACTGCAGACGATGACACCCTGCGCGAGCTCTTAATGGAGCTGGGCGGCGACCTACCCCGCGTGGCTAGCGTGGCGCAAGAGCTGGCGGAAACCCTAAAGGACATGGACGATAAAGCGTCTATGTAGTAACGGCGCGGGCCTCTGCCACACGGTACGCTCGCGTTATCTAACCGAGGTAATCACAATGAAAAAGCTATTATTAACTGTACTTTTATGTTACAGCGCTACCGCCTGCGCGGAGTGCTACATCCCACCCATGTCATGGTTCGGCCCGGACGGCCCGGAAAAGCAGGCCTTTGAGGCTAAGCGCCGCAAGGCTATCCTACGCGACTGCCGCAAGCAGGAGGAGGCCCGTGAACACCAGCGCCGTATGAAACGGGCCGTCGCCCAGTACAAAGAGCCGCCGGTCCACCACGTTAACCGAGTAGAGCAGGCCGTTAGCGGGTACGGCGCGGTGCTACTCACGAAAGCGTGGATGGGGCGTTGACCTTATACCACCATTGAGGTATACTAGTGTTATAAAGAGGAGACAATATTATGAGCACAAACGCAATTTTCACTTTTCGCGCTAAAAACCAGCCAACCCACAGAATCTACATGCACTGGGACGGCTCCCCTGAAGGCGCCAGAATGGCCCTGAAAAACACCCTTAACAACGCATGGGCGCTCCCACGCTTTGAAACCGGAGAGTTTGCTGCAGCCTTCGTATTTTCGAACAAAGGCGATAGCGGCGGCAACGTGTACCTCCTCGGCAACCGAGAAGGCCACGACTATATGTACCTCTACGATGTAGATTTTTACGACGGGGAGCTACATGTGGCCGTAACCCACCACAATGTGACTATTTTCAACGGAACCCTTAAAGAGTTTTTTGCTAAATACGCTTGACTTTATACCACCATTGAGGTATACTAGTGTTATAAAGAGGAGAACATAATATGAATAAAAACAACCTGACCCCCAAACAACAACAGTTTGCTGACATGCTAATCGAGGCCTTTTGCGAAGCGGAGAGCCGACAACGTAAGGCAAGAATGCGCAAAGAAGACGAGGCCTATAAACAAAAACAGCTCGCACGCGCTCAGAAGGCGGCGGAATGATTACGGCCCGATTCTATAACGAGGCTGCCTTCGGGCACCTCGTCCTACTGGAGGAGCGCCAGTTCAAAACGCTCCCGGCTGCCCGGGATTACGCGCAGGAGCTATTCTTTTGTAACCATTGGGAGTATGAAAAGGCTTGACCTTATACCACCATTGAGGTATACTAGTGTTATAAAGAGGAGAACATAAAAATGACTGATAAAAACCGCGCTTTAAAAAACCGGGCTGCCAAATTCATCGCCGAGGCCCACGAAGAAGAACTGCTAGACTTTTTCATGGAAAGTTTCGACCGGGACGTTTTATACAAACTGCAAAACGTAGCGGACGCTGCCATCACCGCTGACCGCGAATACCAAGAGATGATGAAAGGGGAGCAGGAATAATGACCGCGATTAACCTAGCAATATTTATAAAGGCCGGAACCAAGTCAGCGCAGGAGGCGCTAGACGCGTGCCACGAAAGCGCAGGGAGCCAAATCGAGTCAATGAGCGAGCATGAATATTCCGTATCGCTCGGAGATGGATCGATACTTTTAATCGACTTGCACAAAAACACAGTTGAAACAGGAGAAACTAAATGGAAAAAGAAGTTACAGTGATGCACGCTTTCGTAGCAACCGACCCGGAGGACGGCCGAGAAGGCGTGATAGCCGCTAGCCTTGGCGGCATGATGATGCCGTTGGTAGCTGCAGACCAAGCTCGAATAGACTCGTTGATGCCGGTAGCGAAAGACATCGCTAAAGCTTCGAAGGCTAAAGTTAGCCTTTTACGCTTCAGCACCCGGGAAACAGTAATTGATGACATAAGGAAAAAGTAAAATGGACCAGTACCCACGCGGCAAACTATGTGCAGACGATGAAGGCGTAACGGAAATGGCGGTTGGGGTAGTAGACCGCACCGTCCGAATCGGCTTTAAGAAACCCATGCGCTGGATAGGGATGGATAAGCAGCAAGCCATCAAGTTCGCGCAGACAATACTCAAACACGCTCGTACAATCGAAAAGGTAAAATAGCATGAACACCGTAGACGTTTTAAAAAAGTGGCTCGTATCCCACGAGTCAGACTTAAGGGAAATGGAGTCAAACGAGACCCACCTATCCAGCCATATTGAGTTAGTTAAGTCCCGCGGCGCAACGCCATTAGAACGTGACCTTACAACTCTGGCCCATTACAAAGAGGTGATACCTCCCTGCCGATTAGCGTGTAAGGCGCTGAAAGACTTTATTGACTCTATACCTCAGTGAAGGTATACTGGTGTTATAAAGAGGAGACAAACTATGAGAAACCGTTTAACTTTTCAAAACCGCGCGAACCGCGACACCAAGTACAAAGAGTTGAAAGCCGCTGGCCACAACCCAACACGCTCTCGCTCGACCAACCAGCTGCTCCACCCCCAGTATGTTACCGACTATGACGGGCTGGAAAAACACGACACGGGTTTAGGCAACACCGTATATAAAACCCATTTCGGCAGACTGTATCATTTGGAGTGGGAGTAAAAATATGCATATCACCCTTGAGCATTCACAACGCATCATAGAGGCCTATCGGGCCTCTGGTTGCTCACCGGAAATTGACCTGCGGGAGCTCATAGTCGAGATTACGGCCGCGACAAGCCCGCTGCAGGTCGAGCAGGTACTAACTGATTTTGAACGCCGCTGTGGCATTGAAGTGTATCATCGGTTTTCTCTTCTCCGGTTACTGGAGGAGGGGAAAGACGACGAGGGCCAACGCGTGCTCACCAAGGCCCCTAAAAAAGGTGAGGCTAATTTATGGTGGCTGGAGGGCTATACGCTGTCAGGTAGTATGGACGTCATTGCTGAGTTCACGGACGCCAATCACGCGGTTCGAGTCTATAAGCGCCTTACCAAACAGCAGGTTAAATTGGAGGATATTCAATGAAACAGAAAAAACGCTCGACATCTTTTTATGTAACGCCGGTAATGGAGCGGCAGCTGAACGACCTTCGTGAGTACTATGGCGAGCACACCAGCCAGATTATCGCTCGCTTAGTGGGCGAGGCGCACACGCGGATGCAGGTAGAACAAAACGGGGATCACGCATGACCTCTCGCATTGTACCTGCCGTGCGAATCTTACTAATGCTTGAGCTTATAAGTAACATCTTAATCGAGATGCCCGACACGGTTGAAAGGCAGGCTATCTATGGCCACCTGAACGAAGCTTGGAAAATTGCCAAGGAGACTTACGAAAGAGACGTAAACTAGTGGTATAATTTTGACTACTGGAGGCCGCGTCCATGCAAAGAAAAAAGCCACGTTTGCCAAAAATCGAAGTCAAAAAGAAACACTCCTCCGAGAGCGATTCCGATTCTCCACGCAAAGGTTACGATCCCAGAACCTTCGGGCACAGCAACATTCAACAACACGTCGAAGTAAACGTAATTATGAACGAGCCAGAAGACGACATGCTGGATAAGTGTTGTGCAGGATGCTTGAACCTATTTAAGAAAGGTGCAACCGCCGCGGGTGGGGCCTAAAGCAGCCCCGTCAGTTTCCCAAAGATATATGTCCAAATAGCCACGCAGCTAACGTACATACCGACCACAATTAAACGATCTGTTCTTGTCATTTCTTCTTTCACTTTTGGTCCTCCGTATAGGCCTTGGCTATTTTGACCGGCTCGGTCAGGCCGATCGCAGGGTTGTCGCTTTTGATGTACAAACGTGGCTTGCCGCCGTCTGGCAGCACTGTGTTATTTACGCGGCCGTCTTTCAAATGGGGGTGCCAGTCATAGCCTAAAGACTGGAGGACCTCACGGCGCCGATTTTGGGGTATGCGTCGAGATACATTCAGCTTATCCAGTAGCCGGTCGAGAGCCATCGATGATATCCATCCGTTTTTAAAACCTGCGGTGCCTTGCTCGATAGTTTCGACTATTTCTTGCTCTACTCCTCCGAGCCCTTGCTGGATAGCGGTTTCCGTCGAGGAGGTAATAGGAGCGCGTTTACAGTGCGTTGCGGGGTTAAATTCATCGGGTATATCGTAAGTAGAGAGGTATTCGTTAACGTACATCATCCCCTCGTCGTTCAGCCACTCATAAATATTGGGAAAATAATCACCTCCCATGCCGTCCCGAATCAGGTCGTCTGCGGTCTGTTGTGCAGTATAAAAAACCGCAAAGCGGCGGTCGTTACGTGTTTTACGCAGACCGTCCTTGTGGTTAGTGTTGATTAAAAAGTTAGCGCAAACATCCCGGGTTACCTTAGCCCCACCTTTCGACTCGATCTCCTGCCGCTCACCGGTGACCATCGGCTTCATCGCCTCCATGATTTCGTTGCGGCCGTCTTGAGTATAAATATCCTCAACCGCGATGAAAGTCCTGCCGTATATCCAGTCGTTAAAGCGACTAGCCAGCTCGGCCGCCTTGGGATAGTGGGTGTAACGCGTGCCGACCGCGAAGGCCACACAGCGAGTTAGTAGCGTCTTACCGTTCCCCTCAACTCCCTGAATCACAGGGCACCATTGAAACTTCACCCCCGGGTATTGAATGATGGCCGCGAGGTAGCAAATTAAAATCTGCTGGTCGCGTTTGTTTGGTAGTAGCAATGCGATATGCCTAAGGAACCGTTCGACGCATCCCTTTTTGCGCATGGTTTTTATCGGCCACCAAACATTCGCCATCGTTTGCCCGTCTTTTTCTATGATGACGCCAGCGGGCAGGTCCGGGCGAAAGCAGGTCGTATCGGCACGCGGCGAGACAAAAGCCTGCGACTCCGTGAACGCCTCCCATGCGTTTCTGGTTGTGCGCTCATTACGGCTGTCCATCATCAGTGACCGGCCACCGTAACGAACCCGGAACCGCTCGGCATTGATAAGGACACCACCCGGGATGAGGGCTTTATGCTCGTCAGTTACATACACGCATCCGGCAAAATGTCTCAGCTGCTCTTCAACAGACAAAAAAGTATTTCCAGTAATGATTTCAGCTTTAGTCACGCCCTCTTGACTAGGCGCAGGGTTTGCGTTAGGTTGAGCCGGCTTATCACAGATCCAGTCCTTTTGTCTCCCGCATGCGCTTTCGATCGTTCGCGGGAGATAGTCCTCACGGTCCCACTTATCTCGACGTAGTGCTGAACGCTCCATGAGCCGCTGAATACGCTCGCAGTCGTTACCTGTCCAGAAGGCAAGGTGCTGAGCAAGCGCTGCGTCAGCCGAACTCGCGTTATAAGACCGCTCCGGATCTGGGTATGAAGCTGCCAGTACCTCCTCATTCGCCTCCCACAGATCGGCAAACGATGCATTGCCCCCAAATATCGATCGGGCTGAGTTCGACTGCAGCGCTCGCCTTAACAGGTCCTCATCATCTGTTGGGCCGTTCCATCCACTACAAGGCCCATCGGTCCAGCCTTCTCCTGAGGACTCTACCGGACGGAAGTATTTGTCAATAACAGCGGGTAGCATATTCGTGGCGTCCAACCCCGCGTTACCCATCGCGTTAGTTCCGGTCAGCGCCACAAAGCGATCGCTTGAGTAAAGCTCTATGCCTCTCTCCGCGTTCCTGCAACTGTGAGGTGGTATTTTTCCACTCCCGATAATGTGAAGGCCTCGACCAGAGCTGGAAATTTCAACCGCTGCGTTGGCCAACATACCCAGTAACTCCAGCGCTAGTGGTGACCACGTGTTGTTATCCTGTAAGCAGTTATCGATATCCAAAAACCAGAAAGGGTCGTTTCTCGTGAACACGAAACCCACGCCGTGCCCATGCCCGAGGTCCTTGGCAAACCGTGAGGCGGTTTCAAAGTCCATCCACCCGCTTGGGTCGAGGGCGCTTATCAAGTATTGCGTTTGAGGGTTGATTGGCAGCTTGTCTAATTTACCGGGTCTCTTTTCGCTCGCAACGAGTCGGTACACAACAAATTGGTTATAAGAATTTAAGGCGCATAACGCCTCTGGCAGCAAATCCATTTAGAGTGTCCTTGTTCGGGTTTTAATTAAAATATGTCAGGGCTTTCTGTTTCAATTCCTTATCTACTGAATGTGCCTGTCGGTCTCCTAATGCTAGTCCTTGTGCGATGACGGGCAATATTCCGTTTTGAATTGCCGTCTCCATCACCTCTCTTTTTAAGTTGTCCATGTTAGTGAAATACCAAGTCACGAGCGCGGTGGACGTTCCCGCTTCGCTTGCCACCGTTTTACGTCTGAGGTTTAGGTATCCAACCCGCTTTGCAAGTCGCAGCGCCGCTTCTAGAATTTCTTTTCTCCGCTGAATCGGATCTTGTCTTTTTACTTTACTTTGCATCGTTCCTCCGAGGCATTATATGGTTATTGCCCGTTACGTCAATAATAACTTAAACACTTCCGTTTCTTAAAAAGTTCATTACGGTTTGAGTGCATTTGAAACAAGCTGTTCTTTCATTTTTATGCATTCCATTTACAACCGCGGCCTCCACGTCACGAAAGTGGAACTTGCCCACCTGCAACTCTTCGCCACAAAAACTTTTGTTTTCGTCGTCAAACGAACGAATATGGTCACCACTATCAAGTCCCGTCATAAAGTTCCCTCTCCGATTGCAAAGCCGGCGTCGCCACCTAACGCCATAACCATTTCGGCCCAACGCAGCTGAGCCTCCTCTCTGTCTGTTCCGCGGTAAATCCAGTTACTTGCTTTCACCTCTCGACTAACAAACTGGCCTATAGTGAGCCCTACATGTGCAGGCGTGATTACCACGGGGCGGATTCCGATTAAGTCAGCTGACTTTATTTGTTTGTTAAGACGACTGGAGTCGTTAGCCAAACCATAACGAATAAAGTCGCCATTAGAAGTATAGGTGGCGCCCACGTTATTTCGCCACAGCGGCCATCCTAGCCGCGCGGCCTCTATACGCACTCGCGATTGTATTGACGCTTCTGATGATCGGCTGCTAGTATCGACAGCAAGAATCAGATCTCGGTTCTCCTCAATTGCAGTCCTTCGGAGGTAGTCGTCCGCTGCCTCTCGTGGGATATTCCATTTCCTTGCCCATTCATAAAACCACATAATTCTTCCCTAATTCTTAAGCATTGCTTAGCGTATCCGCTACTGCCCACTCCGTCAATAGGCAAGAAGTGAGCCTCTCCGTCAACTCCTCAGCTGCTTTGGTTTTCAGCGTTTGTGCGCTTAATATGTCTACACCAAATTTAAAATAGAAGGTCCTATAGATCTCAGCGTCATCTTTACCTTCGGCTCTTTGATAGCCGGCCCAATCCGCTATTTTTTCTCGCAGAACCGCCTGCGCCGCTTGTTTTTCTTTGTGCCTTTTTGCTAACGATACCTGTGCGATGGGCGGCAGGTATGGTGAGATGATCGGGGCATTGTCGACCTTCTCTATTTCACCACGCATTTTAGCCAGTACTTCTGGGTCGAGTTCTGTCAGGTCGCCGTCCACAAACTCGGGCGCCGTTCGTGCTGCAGGAGGCGTAAAGTGGCCGCAGTAGGGGCACTGCTTGCTTGTACGCCGGTAGACCAGCATGCACTTTTTATTGAGGCAGGTCTTTAAAGGGATACTATCCTCGGGCGCTGTTCGGGCACCGCGTCCTTCCCTGCGGTTGAGCGTCCAATTGCGCGGTGAGTCAGGTAGTCCGTGCCGAATAACATTGTCGACATGGTCGATGATGATCGCATGATCTTTCCCTGCCATTGGCCTCAAGGCGCGGCCGAATTGCTGTGAGTACAGACCGAACGACTGAGTTGGCCGGGCCATAGAAACAACCTCGATTGCTGGTACGTCCACCCCCTCTCCCAAAAGATCGACGTTCACCAGCTGGAGGATCTCACGCTTGCGAAAACGGTCCATCACACGGGCGCGGAGAAGGTCGGGCGTTTTGCTACTGATAACCTCTGCAGACACCCCCGCTAAACGGAACTCTTCTGCAATTTCTGCTGCAGCATCGATATCAACTGCAAACGTGACCCCGAGTTTGCCGGGCGCGATCTTAAGGTAATGGCTTACAACATCACCAGTGATGTGCGACTTGTGAACGGCCTTCCTAAGTTTGGGCGGGCTATAATCACCGCCGGCACTAATCGTAACCTCTGATAAATCCAGATTAGAGGGCGGCGCAAATATTCGGTAATCCGTGAGATACCCCCTATTAATAAGATCGCGCATCGATGGGCCGATCACGATAGCGTCCATGAGGCCGTCAGCGTGACGACCGAGGCCTTTACCGTCGGCGCGAATGGGTGTTGCGGTCGGGTAAAGACCTTTTGCGTTCGGGAATAACGCTGCAGCTTTGCCCCACTTCTTTTTTTTCAAAGGGTGATGCCCCTCGTCTTGCACGACCAATGTGACGCGTGCAAACCACGGTGTTTTCTCGCGCATGCGAATCAGAGTATCCACGCCTGCAACGCTAGCCGCCGCTTGGGGGTGGTAGTAGGAGCGGCCCAGCTCGTTCATGTGCATCGTGACGATATCGCGTACCGCTCGCTTTGGAGCGATGATATTGTGTCGAACACCGTGCCGTCCGAGGGTAAGTGATATCTGGCTCACCAGCTCTACGCGGTGTGCGATGGCGATAGAGTAGCCCTTATGTTGGGCTATTATGTGGGAGAAAAGTACAGTTTTGCCTGCCCCGGTTGCTAATTGAGCTAAAACGTTAGTGGCGCCGTTCATCCAAGCCCGATAAATATCCTGAACAACTTGCTCTTGATAGTCCCTGAGTTTCATGCAGCCATTCCTTATTGACGGTATGGGCAATATAGAAGTATCCTTACGGCCTGTCAATTGCCAGATAATAAGGAAATTCTATGTTACAGCTACACATTCCCGATCTAACCCGATACAAACCCGTTCAGCTTCGCGCTATTGCAAGATTGCTATTAGCGATGGCAGGTGATGAGCTAGTTGAAGCCCCTGCTAAAGAGGAGAATATTTTAAAAGAACCAGAAATAACCTCGGCACCGAGCATCCCTGAGTCGCCGCGCGAGTCTAACGACGATTGCGTAGAAATGGAGTCTCCACCAGCTCCCGATGACGACATGATTCCGGAGACCTTCGAAGAGCCTGTCGCTCCACCGCCACCGCCGCCACCTGCTACATCAGTCGCTCCACCGCCACCGCCGCCACCTGCTGCGCCTTCGGTTGAGCTTGATAAACGCGGTCTGCCGTGGGACGCGAGGATCCACTCCAGTTCAAAAAAGTTTAAGGTGGACGGCACTTGGAAAAACCTGCGTAACCTCGATAAAGAGTACGTTAAAAAAATCGAGCAAGAATTACTTTCGGCTCAAGCCGCACCGGCCGCTACAACCAATCCAGAAGATGAACCTGCCGTCGTGCAGCAGCCTTTTCCTAAGCTAATGGTCGACATCGCAAAATGGATTAATAGCGGGAAAATATCTCGACCAGATATCATCGCTATCGCACAAAGCCACGGTATCAAGTCCATTCCACTTATAGCGACTCGTGTTGATTTGATTCCAACGATACGAGCTGACATTGAAGCTGCCATGATGATGGGAGATGAGTGATGCAACATTCTAAGCTACCGCCTTCATCGGCTGCTCGAAGGGTAGCGTGTCCGGGGTCGCGAGCATTAGAGGCTCGCTACCCTGAGAACGATTCCCCTCATGCCAAAGAGGGAGAGGCCGCCCACTGGTTGGCAATGTTTATCATGCAAGAAAAACCGATTTGTCGCTGGGACCAGAATTTCATGTTCTACAACGATCACGACGATAAATGGGACGAGATATTCGAGGCCCCAAACGGGGAACCGCTAACCGAGGAGATGTACGACGGCGCCCTGCTTTATCAGAAAGCCATTGAAAAGTATATGACTAGGGATGCATGTTCTTTTCCTGCTCCCGCGCCGGAGCCAGTTTTACATCTTGAAGAGCGCGTGAGTATCGAGCGTATTCACCCGGACTGTTGGGGAACGCCAGACGCGTGGGCTCACCTCTCAGACGGCTTGCATATCTGGGATTACAAATTCGGCTATCTTTTTGTTGAGGTTTACGAAAACTGGCAACTCATAGAGTACTGCGCTGGTATACTGGATGAGGTTAAGGCACGGATGCCAAACTTTGACGATAGACACCTTCCTGTCCATTTTCACATTGTTCAGCCTCGAAGTTTTCATCGAGACGGGCCGGTACGGTCATGGCATGTTATGGCGAGTGACTTGCGAAGCCATTTCAACATCCTATCCCATGCAGAAGCCGAGGCCTCCAAAGACGACGCGCTATGCAACCCCACTCCGGAGTGTACCTACTGTCGTGGCCGGCACGCGTGCAAAGCCATCCAACGATCGGCACTTTCCGCAGTAGAAACTAGCATGATGAACACGCCACTGGACCTACACTCTTATGAGGTGGGATCTGAGTTGCGCATCCTCAAACGAGCTGCCAAACTACTCGACGCTCGAATAACCGGACTTGAGCAGGAAGCGAACAGTATGATCTCGCGCGGTGAGTTCGTTCCTTATTTCCGACTGGAACGCACGAAAGGCCGTGAACGCTGGACCATGACTCCTGAAGAAGTCGCGGAGGTGGGCGAGGCTTACGAAGTGGACCTCCGTAAACCACTCACGGTGATCACGCCTCGACAGGCAGCTAAGCTCAAAATTCCCGAAGACGTAATCCAAGAAATGTCGGAGCGTCCAGACGGACCAACGAAACTCGTGGAAGACGACGGCCTCAACGCGAAAAAGATATTCGGTGCCGGCGAGTATGAAAAAAGCCAGCCCATTTAGTTATTGACCTAAGCGGCAGTAAGAATTAACATTCACTGCTATTTTAAGGACTACATAAAAGGAAATTTAGATGAGCAATCGTAAAGATATCAGGACCCCCGTTGGACGCCTTGTACAAGGCTCGCTATACGACGGCAGAACTACAGACGCCGAAGGTAACGCCCTCACTTTTAAATCAGGACCTAAAGTTGGCCAAGCACGAATGGATTATTTCTTCTCCATTGCGATCCCTAAAGGGCCTGAGGCCCACTGGAAAGATACGCCTTGGGGCACTATCATTTGGTCAGTCGGACAGGCAGGCTTTCCACAAGGTCATGCCAACTCCCCAAGCTTTGCTTGGAAGGTAAAAGACGGTGACGACACAACACCTAACCGTAACAACCGTAAAAACTGTGATCGCGAAGGTTTCCCCGGTCATTGGATTTTAAACTTCTCCAGCAGCAATCCACCTTCCATTTTCAATCGAGACGGCAGCAAACCGCTCCTTGAAAAAGACGCCGTCAAACCGGGCGATTACATTCAAGTTTTCGGTAACGTAACTGACAACGAATCCACACAGCAGCCGGGCGTGTATTTGAACCATCAAATGGTCGCTCACTCCGGTTACGGCGAGCCAATCATTCTCGGACCAGATCCAAAAGCTGTCGGCTTCGGTGAAGATCCTTTGCCACCGGGAGCAAGCGAGACTCCGGTCGGAACGGCCTTTGGCGCGACCCCAGAACCCGCAACGCCTGCTCCTGCTCCTGCAGCACCAGCGCCTGCACCCGCAGCACCAGCGCCTGCACCCGCAGCACCAGCACCAGCGCCTGCTCCTGCTCCTGCAGCGCCTGCACCCGCAGCACCTCCGGCGCCTTATCCTGAGATCATGAACCCTCCTGCAGTACCGGCCCGCGTGATGACAGCTAAAGCCCAAGGGACGCCGTATGAA